TTATCTCTTAAATATTCTACATCTTGTATTCCATCATATGATAAACCTGGTGTAGTATCTATTTTAGTTGCATTATCATTACCTCTTACTGGGATATAAAAATCTTCTAACATATTCTGCATGTTATATCTTAAATTGTATTCACCCGTTTGTTCATCCATATAAGGAGTACGTTTCATACTAGATATAGTTTTCTGCATAAATGCTTCTACTTCATTAGGTGGTATTGCACCTACATTTACATAAAATATTCTTTTTTCTGGTGCACGAGCAATTCTATGAATTAACATCGCGTCTTCCATTAAAGTATATTGCTTAAATAATTTTCTGGCTGGTTCGATATAAGCTCTACCATAAGGGAGATAATTTACATCTGTGACCATTCTAAAGTGAGCCATTTCATAATTATCATAAGTAATACCTGTGTTATCGTTATCAACTTGATTAGGCATACTATAATAACCATAAGAACTACCAGCAAATCCTTCTGGATTCCATCTATATTTGATATCAGATGGATTATCTGGGTTTTGTCCTTCTATTCTTTCTATGTGGTATGCGGTATAGGGTATAACATTGTAAACACCAAATTTTTCTGCTATTTCTAACTTTAAGAAAAAGTCTCCGTATTTACACATTTGGCGTATCCACATCCAAAGATTAAATTCTACATTTAATACGTCATAAAATAAATTATATAGTATTTTTTGTATGTCTTCATTTGAACTTCTTATTTGAAGTACTTCACCCATATCATTTTTAAGAGTAGATTCATCAGATAATATATCTAGAGCTGATGCTATGATAGCATCTTGATCCATTACATCATATTCGGAATATAAAGTTGTTCTTAAATATTGATAGTTTAAATTGAATTGAGCACCATATAATGAAGAAGGTTGAGTTGTATAAATCCTGTTAAACCTATCAACTAGTGCATTAGTTTCGTACTTACCACTACTTTGTATGTGGTCAGTATCTATTGTTTTAATTTGATTACCACCAACATTACGAATAATAACATCGGTTGAAAATAATCTTCTTAATCTTGAAAATACGCTTGTATCTGCCATTTAATATATAATTATTGTTATAAATATTACCTTAAGAGCCATCCAATGTCTTCTTTGCCCTTATCTGTTTTAATATGATAAGGATTGTCAACACCTTTTGAGAACCCATAACCACCTTTGTATTGAGTTCGATTAACGCCCATATTATTTAAGGCTTGTTTTGTTATGTCAATTCCTCTTTGTCTAAATTTTAATGCGGTATCCCTAATATACATAGCGATACCAAATGCCATTACTAAATCATCATTGTATCCTGATTGAGCTTCTGGCCTTCCATTTCTCCAAATAAATGTTTTCATTTCTTCTATTAATCTTTTAGATTGAATAGTTACTCCTCTATCACTAATATATTCTTGAAATTTACCTATAACCATAGGTCTAGTTCTAGAAGACATTGTAAAACCAGGTACCATTCTAGAATGATCTTGATATTTGTCAAAATATGAATTTACGTTAGGTTGGTCACTTTTTGGTGAATAATATAAATTTTGATAATTTCTATCAATAGCAACTTGTATCGTTGCCCAACCAACATTAGCATTTTCTATAACTAACATTGCTTCATTATATTCTGATGCAATACCAACTAATAAATGCCCATAATCTTTTGTATTAATTTGTCCTTTATATTCAGCTACTTGAACATTACTTTCTGTATCAATAACATGAAACGCTGAATAATCTTTTCCATCTCCTCTAGAAACATCAGCAACCACAATATAAGACCTTGTATAATCTGGTGTTTCCCAAACCCATAAATTTTGATCTATACCTCTTCTTTCTAATGGATCTTTAATAAATGATTTTTCATAATATTCCATGTATTCAGCATAAAAAACTATATCACCAGAAGTACTAAAATCACAATCACATTCTTGAGCTGCCATTCTAGGGTCACCTAATAATTCATCTTGTTTTGTTCTCCAAGCTTCATCTCTTTCGGGATGTACAAACCAAGGTAATTTAATAGGTAAGAAATCATTTTCCGCTGCTTCTGCTCTTGTCCATGTTTGGTGAAACCAATTACCAGTACCATACGGAGTACTCAAAGCAATACAACCACCACCAGTAGCTAGTGTTTGTTGAGCTGATGCCCAAATTTCTCCAATATTATCAATAAAAGCTGCCTCATCAATTAATAACAATGATACTGCTTCTGATCTACCTGCGTCGCTACTTGCTGATGTTGCTTTAATTTGAGACCCATTTGCTAATCGAAGATTTAATTTATTATTTTCGGATGCATCTATTTTTAACCATGAAGGTAAATTTTCATACATAAATTTAACCTTCGTAACCATATTTTTAGCTGTTTCTTGTTTAGTAGCAATACAAAGTATATTTTTATCCTTATGGAAAGTCATTAACCATAAAGAATAACCAGCAGATAAAGTAGACATTCCTAATTGTCTAGATTTTAGTACAATTGAATAGGGATTATCTCTCCATAACGTTAATACTTTATCTTGGAATGGAAATAAATTAAATTGTATACGACCTCTTTGTGGATGCTGTATATAACAGTATTTACGCATAAAATGCACTGGGTCTTTAGCGCATTTTATATATTCGGATCGTATGACTTTTTTTAAATCTGGCATATTATTTTACTAGAACAGCAACAGCAATAACTGCTACAATACCTGCTCCTCCCATAAGTTTTGTTTTGAATTTTTGTTTTTTTAAATCTCTTTCTAATCTTTTTGATAATTCCTGAGATAAATCTAATTGATTATCTTTAGTCATTACAATACTTCTTACGTTGTCTATTTGAGTATTTAAAGAAATTATAACACTGTCTTTTAGAGTTATTTTATTCTCTAATAAACTTATTTTTTTAATATTTAAAGCTAATTCTTCATTAGCTCCGTCACCTTTTATGAGATCTTTAATTACTAGACGTGCTATCGGTTTTTTCAGTTGAATCGATGTAGTATCTATAGCGTTCTGTGAAAAACCTTTCAAGCTCATCATCATCAAAAAGATCAACACGCTTAACTTTTTCATTTGTTTTCTTTTTAAGTGTGAAAATTTGTTTATCTTGTTTGTTAATTTCTTTATCTAAAGTTAATATTTTATTATTTAATGTATCTATCTTATAAACAAGATCGTCGTTAATAGTATGGAGAGAATCAATTTTAGAATTTAATGCATTAATTTGATCTTGGTATTGATCTACATATACTTCATCTTTATCTAATAAAAACCAAATAATAATAGATATTAATACAAATATCTTTGCAATATAAAAAATTCTTTCTTTAGACGACATTTTTTTCTAACTTAGCAACTAATGCCTCCAATTCCTTTTTAATTGGAGTTTTTTCTCTTAATATATCTTTAATTTTTTCTTTTTCAATATCATTAGCACTCCCATATTTTCTAGCTAATGACTTCATTTCAGTTTCGATATCTTTTAATGATTTAACTGCTAAATCTAATTTTTTAAATTTACCTCGTGCTCCCATTGCTGCTTTAACTGCATCTTTATCATCACTATCATCTTCAACTTCTTCTATACCCGCTTGTTTTTTAAGGTCAACAGTTTTTTCAAGTTCTGCATTTAAGTCAGCCTGGGCTTTTTGTTTTGCTTCAATATCTTTAACATCTTCTTCTGATAAGATACCTATAATATTTTCTTTAATAAACGATTTTAATTCAGATTTCTTCATTATATTAGATTTTATTATAAATATATCAAGAATTTATTACCTTCAACATTTGATTGATTCTATCCTGTGTACTACCCTTTATAGTCTCTATTTTATTCATCATATGAGCATATTTTCTAATTAGTGAAACAATAGAAAAATCAATAACATCTCTATAATATTCATCAGTCTCTCTAACTCCATTATCTTCTATCGGAATACCGTCAGGAGATATATAAAATATATAATCATACTCTCTAACAAATTCTTTAGCATAATCTTCAAATATTTCTTTATCTTGATAAGCTATTGATTTAGCATTCATTGTAAATGCCATAACATCAATAACTGTTCTATCAGTAATAATTTTTTCATTCATTAATTCTGAACATCTCTCCGCTAAAAATACTGTTTGTCCTTTTAATGTTGAATCTGTATTTAATGGAATACCTATATTATTTAAATACTTACTACGTTCAGTAGCAAAATTATAATCTTTAAATTCTGGTAGTTCTTTTAATGCTTTTACTAGTGTAGTTTTTCCTACACTCATTGTACCACATAAACCTATTTTCATATTCTAATTTCTATGTGTAGTTCCTTTTGGAGCAGGTTGTTTATACCAAGGTAATCCTGTTCTATTTCTAACTACTTCTTTAAAATCTGCTTTACTATATTTAATACCATATAGATAATATTCTGCTTTTCTTTCATTACCTTCTGGTATTAATGCTGGGCCTTCCCAGTTATGATATTTGTTATCCCAAATGTACGCAATTGTTCCATCTGCTTTCTTTAATTTTTTACTGCTTGGCCATTCTTTATATTTCTCTTCCATGTCTATAATATACGTAAGTTATTTTAATTTTCCAAAATTTTCTCAGCAACTAGTGTACCATGGGCCCCTGACACAGAAATACCCCTTGCTGACAACGCATCACCAACAAAGTGCACATTAGGGTATTTAGTTAATGATAAATCAGAATAATCAACTAGTGGTTCAGGAGCTAGGTATTTAACCTCAGGTACATAGATTCCCCAATCATCTTTCAATGTAGGAAATACTAATTTCATGTCATCAATAAAATTATCGATGTATTTGAAATATCCTTGAAACGCTAATCTGATAATATCTAAATTATCTATTTGTGTTGTTGAAACTCCTATACCCTCTGATGTAGTAGAAGGTGTTCGTGATGGGCTATAGTACATTCCTGTACTATTCTTTTGTACGTTTTTAACTAAATTTCTAGACCATTTAAATGGTTTATCTACTCCTCTAATTTCCATTAATATACCAAAATTAGTCATATCATTTCTAAATGATTCATCTTTTTTAGCGTGACCATTATAACTGTGGTCACCATAAGTTTCTTCTACAGCTACATATGCTGCATTATTATTTGTACAAAATGATCTTAAACTAACATTATCTAATTTTCTATATAATTTAAAATCATAAGCAACATCAATTAACTTTTGAAAGTGCTTTTGTGGTGCTTCAAATCTTACACCTACTTGTACTGGTTTTTCTTCTGTTGGTAAATTATATTCCTTCATAATTTCAGATGTAAAGTCTATCCCTGATTTACCAACACCAAAAATTAATCTATCATAGAATAAATTACCCCATGACTTTTCATTTACAGATTCAAATGTTACTTTATTAAAAGAAAAATTAATATTTGAAACTTTATTTTCCCAATAAAATTTAACACCTTTACTAATTAAATAATCATACCAACTTTTACCTATTTCATGTAAATAATCAGTACCAATGTGCCAACAAGGGAATAATCTTAAACCAAAATATGGTTTAATAAATTCTGGTTCTTCCTCAGGGTTTGATAAAACTATTTGTTCTGGGTGAGGGTGAAACCTACTAAAATTATCTACCACTTGCTTCATAAGCTCCATAGCTTTATCTTCTCCAACATATTTTGATAATTGACCACCAATTTGTGTCGAATAAGTTAATTTACCATCAGACCAACCACCAGCGCCTAAAAAACCAGTCATAACCTCTTCATATGGTCTTTCATATGGGTTTTTACCCATATCAATAATATGAATATTACCTTTAAAATCGTTATCTACTAATTTAGTAGCAGCGTTTATACCTGCTACTCCCGCTCCAATAATTACTATGTTCTTCATCTGCAAATTTTATACTATAATATACGAAAAAAAAGCCATGGCTCCAAATAATGGTGCCACAGCTACCTAAATTTTTTAATAAAATCGAACTGGCTATGAATCAGTTCTGTTATTTAACAATCACAACATGAACAATCACACGATCGTTCACAGTTGCATACTTTACAATCACACATATTATTTATTTTTTTAATTTATATTTTGAAATGTCTATTCCCATATCTTTAGCCATATCTAATAATTGTTTCATTTCTTCTCTATCTCTTTTTTTCTTTCTTCCTGCTACTACACCACCTGCTATTGCACCAATATTAATTTCTTCTAATGGTCCTTTTCTAACACCAAATTTAGCATCTGGTTTTTCACCCGCTTTTTCAATTGATTTAAGAATTTTTTCCATTGCTGCTTCAGCTTCTTCTCTAGTTTTATATGGTTCACCATATTGAGCTTCACCTTTACCTTTTTTACCGGTTACAATATATTCCTCCTTTAATAGATGTAAATCTAAGGGTACTATTTTATTTTCTTGTAATGTAAATTCACCAACTTGTGCTTTTAATAATACTTCATCTTTTTTATTTACATCAAGTACATTTCTAGTGTATAATTTTCTTGCTTCTTTGATTAAAAATAAATAAGCATTTAAACTTAAATATTTATTTTCTGTTAATGGAATATTATTATCTAAATGATATTTTAAATTTTTAGATACAAGTGGTCTAACTCTCTCTTCTGTTAAGAGTGGTCCCCTTATTTCAATTTCACAATTATTACATCCACATTTACACATATTAAGATATTATATCATTATAAGGGATTTCTATTTTATTACCAGTTACTTTACCGTCCCTATAAAGTAAAATTTCTGGTTGTACTGTTGCTCTTAATCCTCCTGTTGCTCTTCGTGTTGAATCATGTCTTATATTTAATACAGGTTCTAGATTAAAAGCTTCAACATCTTCTATATTTTCAATAATTTTAGAAACTTCTACTTTTATTGTATCACCTTCTTCACTGAAGTCTTTTGGTGTGTATGTTTTATAAATAACAACAGCACCATCAGATCCAAATATTATAGAATCTTCATCTTTCGAAGGTAAATCAGTAACAATTACACCTGATACTTTAGTATTTGTTTCCTCGTTATACATAATGTTGATTCCTTCTTTTTCATTACCTAATTTATCAACAAAAGGTTTAAAAATTAATTGTGGAGCAAAGTCACCATTCTTTATTTTTTCTGATAGTTTGTTTACTACATCTTTATATCTAGTATCCGAACTTTCCCAAAAGCCAGCATTATCTTTTTTTATTGAAATAGGATAATCTTTATCACCTTTTAATACAACATCCGCTTTTTTACCTGATGATGTATCATAACCAACATCTAAAACTTCCTTAATATTATTAGTAGAATAATTTCTGTTAGCTCCAACAAAAACTACATTTTTAGGACCATCTTCTAAGTATTTTCTTAACTCATTAACTAAAATATCTTCATTTTCTGTACCAGCTGATGCTCTACCTTGTACTCCAGATGGTTTAATTAAGAATTTTGCTCCCTTATAATTAATTCCACCAATAGAAGAACCTGGCATATTTGGGTTATATTCAAATTCTTCAATGTCATCTATTTTTTGTGCGTATTCGTATCTTTCTGCTCTAGGAACTATTAGTTTATAAGTAATAGAAGACTTTTTTATAAAATCTTCATCTTTTAAATCAAATTTTGCTTTTAATATTTCTATTCCTTCTTCGGCATCGGTTGCTTCTTTTAAACTAAATTTTTCTCCTAATGTTTCACTAATTAAAGATTCTAATAATAAAATATCTTTAGGATTACCCATATCAGGATATCCTTTATCAAATTTATAAGCGAATTTAGTAAAAAATTTATCGAATATATTCATTATGCTTCTACATCTACATCAACATCTACTTCGTCTTCGACTTCAGGTGCTGAATCTGTTTCACTTGCGTCACCCTCAACTTCTGCTCCACTTTCTGGACCATACTGTAATATACGACTAATAGCTAAAGCTGCATATTCTTCTTCATCTAGGTTAAGTAAATAATACTTTTTACCTTCTATTTGTGCTACCCAGCTTCTTGGTGTAAATACTAGAATAAAATTTTGCCCATTAAGTAAATTAATACGGAAAGTAGTTGGGCGAGGGGCAACCCAATCAATTGACTCTAAAAATGAATCAAATTCATGAGTCATTAAACTAACTATAATATCTTTTAATTCTGGAAATTTTGTAAGTTCGTCGTAAGCTATTGCAGCGTCATCTGCTTTTTGTTTATCACCTACTACTTGTAATGTTAGCGATCTTATCTTTTCTCTTAATTCTGCTTTGGTCATTAGTCATTTTGTTTAGATAGATAAGCTGCTACAGCCATTTCTTTTTTCTTTTTGTCGGATTTACCCTTAAATTGTTTTGCATCAGATTTTTCAAAATCTTTTACATAATCACCAATTTTATGTTTTTTGGTTAGTTTTTCTTTTATCATTTCAGCAAAATCCATATAACTAACTAAACCTGAAGGTAATTTCATTTTTTGTTTAGATGCTAATTTATCGGCTTTAGGGGCTTTTGCTAATTTTTTTCTTCTTATAGGTAATCTTTCATTTTCTTCCATTGGATAATCTTCGTCATCCATATCATCATAATCACCACCTTCTATTCTATCTACTTCACCACCTAAAGTTACATCATATCTGTTATTAGAGTAAACCATATCAAAAACACCATAAGCTTCCATTCTAGACATTTCATTAGGGAAATATTGTCTTACTATTTGTCTTGCTTCATCACCTAATTGTTCTATTTGGTCAACTATATTTCTTAAGTTATAAACAGCATCTTCTTGTGCTTCATTTTCGGATAGCATTGAAGGAGGGTGAATTTGATCTACACCTCCATCTTCATCATACCACTTAAGCCATCTTTTAAGTACATATTGGCGTCTTTCTAATCTATTAAGTTCATCACCATATTGATCCGCAACAGGGCCACCTTCTGCTTCCACATCAGGATCACTTTCCATTTCTCTATATAAATTTGAAATTCTTTTTTCAATATCACCTAATTCCGCTCTATAATCTAAAGCTGTATCAAGATCACGATATGCATTTTCTTCAGATATTACGTTAGATTTAATTATGTATTTAAGAATTCTTTTTAAAGGAGTAAATTCTTCAGCTTTCCATGATTTACCTCTTTGCATTCTGTCTACAAGACTTTGTAGAAAATCTATATCATCTTGTTCTAAACTATGACCTTCTTTAACTAACTTTTGAATTCTTTGTTTTATTGCTTTAGGAGCTTTACTAATTTTATCAAGTATATTATCTATATCTCCTGTCCAATCCCAATCTCTATCAGCTACTATATCTGAGCTTTCTTCAACTTTTTCATCTGGATCGCCTTCAAGATATTCTCCTGATGGATCATTATCTTCTTTTAAATCTGCTGCATGTTTAGCGTAAGCTGCTTTGAAATCTCCTTTGTATAATTGTTTTACAATTTTACGTCCTAATTCTTCTACTTGATCTAGATTTAAATTGTGGGGTCTACCAAAACCTTTTAAATAACCTATTCCTATAAGACCATAGTCAGCAGGATCAATTACATCTTCCACAGATGTAACTGCTTCTTCTTTTGTTAAAGCTTTTGTAATAAGTTCTTTGATTTTTTCTTTATTCATGCTTTCAACCTTTGATTTAGCTTTTTTAGTAGCTATACCGTACATTACTTTTTCAGCTTCTTTACCATACTTCTTAACTAGATTTCGTTTATTTTTTAATAAACCTTGAAGGACAGCTTCTCTTTGTTCTAGTTCGTTTTCAGATAACTTTCGCTCAAGAAGCATGTTAGTCAGTATTTCTTCCAACTACATATTCTCTAGTAAAGAATGTAATTGTATTTCCTATCTGATCTGCTAATTTGTCATTTCCTAAAGCATCAGCTGCATCCATTGCCGCTTTTAAAGAATCTTGTACTATTTCTTCTTCAGGTGATAAACCAACTTCTACTTTTGCTTTAACAGCTGGTTTAACGATTTCGATATCATCTCCTTCTGCATCTACTTCAACTTCATCTTCTACATCAACGTCTACATCTACTTCTTCTTTTTCATCAACGTCAACATCAACATCTTCTTCAGCTTCACTTAAAGTACCAAGAATTTCTTCTCTAATTTTTGCTTTAAGTTCAGATACTTTCATTTTCTTTAATTCCGCTTCGATATCATCTTTAGCGTCTTCAAATCCATCTTTGTATCCTTCTTGCTCTGCATCAGTTCTTGCATCTTCTTTAACTAAACCTTCACCGTAAGCAGCTTTAATAGCTCCACATACTCTTTTTGCACCTTCTTCACCGTATTTAGCTTCATTATCATCTAAACACTCATCAAATGGGTAAGCACCCTCTTTAATTCTTGCATAAGCTGATTCGATTGTTTCTTTAAGTTCGTCTTTTTTGGATTTTTCACCAACACCGTGTTCTTTTTTAAAGTAGCCTTTTTCTACTTCTTCAACACCTTCTTTGTTGACTTTATTTTTTCCAGGTCCTTTATCTTCACCTTTGGCTTCTTTATCTCTTTTGCCAAATTTCCCGTAAGAGTCATCTCTACGAGCTTTATAAGAATCTTTTTTGTCTTTTTCAGCACCTCTACGATCGCCTAGAGATTCGTCTTCTCTATCGTCATATCCTTGCTTATATTTTTTCTCAGAAACTTCTGCTTCTGTAATAAGAGTATCGTCATTCTTATATATACGACCCTCTCTTAAATATTTTTTGTAATCAAAGCTGTCCATTTTGTATATTTTTATTTATAAATATTAATTTCCTCTGTTAGAGTTGCCTCCTCGTGAAGAGCCTCCAGAACTTCCACCACTTGATACTCCACCACTTGAACTTCGTGATGAACCCCCAGTGTTTATAGATGAGCCATTATTAAATGAACCACCTCTACTGAAAGAATTGGATGAGTTGTTAATATTATTGTTATTATTATAAACCGGTTTAGAGTAATTATTATTATTACTATTATTAGATGGTCTCCACGAACCTCTAACTGGTTTATTGTTATTGTTATTGTTAATAATTACAGGTCTCCCATTATTAATAGGTACATTATTTGGATTATTATAAACTTTAATATTATCAAATTTATCTCTTAAATTACTAACTATAGTATTTATTGTACTATTTTCATTACTATTATCAATAGATCTTTTATTACGTCCATTATAATTTCTTATAATTATATCGTTTGAAATATTACTATTTGTATTGCCTCTGCTTCCTCTAGGTCCATTCATATAAGCAATATTTTCTCTACCACTATTCCAAACTACATTATGTCCTGGTATGCTAAATGGTCCATTAAACCAACTATTCCAGGGACTATAAGGTCTAGACCACCAAGGTCTATTATGCCATCCATAACCCCAGCTATAACTGTTCCAACCATAATTACCCCATCCATAATTAAAAGGATAATTAAATGCCCAATCTAACCATAAGTTATGTCTATTCCAGTACATATCAAATGAAGTAAATGGTCTCCAATAATTAAAGCTATAATTAGACATATACCAACTATAAGGTTGGTTTATTGCATATTGAGCAAAATCATATCTAAAACTAAAATCATTTCTTAATTTTCTTTTAAATTGAGAATAAGATAATGTATCTATTTGTACATCACTAGGTACTTCTAGTGCAACTTCATGTGGACCATATAATGGGTCATGATTTAATGTAGATAATCTATAAGTGGAACAAGAAGATAGTAATAAGCATATAGCTATTACTATCGTTGCTCCTAAAAATCTTCCAATCTTTTCTGGTCCTCTATTCATTTTTAATTACATGAAAATTTAGATGGGCTATTTGGATCTGCCACAGATTTACATTCAACAGTTTTTATTTCTACTGTATTAGTAATTGTCTTTCCTTCTTGGAAGTGGGAATCACCAGACCAAACTAATTCATATTTCCAATTTGTATATTCTGACCAAATATAATTATCCATAGGCGCAGCTCCTTCATTGTCTTCATTACTATACCATAAACCATCACGAATACATTTTACTGTACCACCTGGTTCCAATTGATAACTTAACCAAAAGTTTCCAGTTGCAGGATTAGGTTGTTCTAATGTTTTTGGTGGTAATAATTGAGAATGAAATTCTGAGCATTCAGTTGGTAAAACTCTGCCGTTAGCACTACAATTAGATGAAATTACAGCCTTTCCTCCATTAGGAGCAACTACTGTAGTATCATTAGCTACATTCTTACCCCAAGTTGCTACAACTGTTATAGGTTGATCAGTTGAGTTAATATAGGTTATAGAAACTAAAGTTGGAGCTATTTCTACTTTTTCTTCTTTTTCTACTTTTTCTACCTTTTTATTATCGCCACATGCAATAACAAATAAAGATAGTAATAATACTAAAATTGATTTTTTCATTTTTGTTTTTGTTTTATTTTTGTTAATAATTTTTTTAGCTTACATCCATGCTATCATCATGTTGTAATTCAATACCTTTATCTTTAAAAGCTGGAACAAGACTCTCATAATATTCATAATCATAAGATCTACCTCCAAAGTCGGAAGTTACTGTTATGCCTAATTTTTTAGCAATATATCTTGCACCATCATCATTAAGTCTATCCCAACCATATATGTCATCGGGATCATTAATTAAATATAGTTCTTTGCCATTTTCATCAAGCATTTTTATTTTATATAATGCTCCATAATCTGTATACCAAAAATCAAGAACTTTTATTCTAGGCAGTATTTCATCAATCTGCTCTTGAGTGTCTTTCTCTAAGGCTTCCATTAATTGGTCAAATTTCCATTTTTGTATGTCAAATGAGTCTTTCATACATTTTAATTTATTATAAATATGTGGTTCTATTCCTTAAGTGACTCTAGATAGTCAATTACTTCAGATAGGTGCTCATTTACACGTTCTTCATCTATCTTTCCTTTCCAAGTTTCTTTGTGTCCTGCTTCAGAAATAAAATTATCATTGGTAGTAGATAATCTATCTTTTACATATTTTTTGAAATCTTCTATTTTATTATCGATTTCATCATTGATAATTGTTTTACGATATTCATCAAACTTACCTTCTTTTCTTAATTTAGTTTCCATATCTGCTACACAATCCAAACACTTTTTGTGAATCTTGTAAAGTGATTTATCCGCCTCTAATTTCATTTGTTTTTTACATTGAGGGCAAAATAAGGGCATATTATATGCTTTTTTAGCTTTATCTAATTTTGTTATATTTTGTTTTATGCCATCTTTAATAGTCCACTTTCTTCCATCTTCTTCCCATATTTCTCCTTCTTTATG